CGCTGAGCGAATCAGTTACGACGCATTAAGGTTATAGCCCTCAAACCTTGTTCGATTGACCCATTCCCATCGGTCAACGCCTCCAGCAGGGGGCATGGATTCCCCGAGTTGAAGTACCCTGCAAATAGGAAAATCCCGGAAGGCAAGCCCTGCCCGTGACAAATCCGTACCAGGCGAATATGACTGCTGAGTCAGACGCATCTTAGCTGAATCCCCAGCCAGGGATAACAATCTATCAGGGTCCAACTTAGTTAATTGTTGCCAGTGAGGGATACCCCTTACGGCCCAACGCCAAAACTCCTCTGCCTGCGGATGATACATTCCGTTATTCATCCTAGCCAACCATTGGAAATATCCAAAATAAGGGTTTCCATAATCGGACTTGAGCATCTTTGCTTCCGTTTCCTGGGAGGTTGACTTCACTGCACACCTTGATATAGGATATATACCCCCAGGTGTTCCTAATACGTGGCTGAATTGGAGAAACTCCACTACGCTCGTAAGATGAACTTGCTGTTCAGCTTTTAAAGCCATGCCTGTCTGTTTTGCCATCTCGGCTTCCGCTTCGGGAGTAAAGCCATCACCATGGCCCCAGAAGTCATCTCCCATAAAAGCAGCATAGTCAAGAAGGTATAGACCTGCTTCTTCTCCATAGAAATGCAATAAGGTATTATATCCGCTACCATCAACGGATGTGGTATAATCGCCCGAGTGTATACCACTTGGTCCCGGTCCCATCACTCCACCTGAGAATAAAATACGAGATTTAAAGATAGAGGAATATTGAACCGCTAGGTAGATGGTTCTAGCTGGCTCGGATAACCAGTTAGATATCGCGAGGCACATGTCCCATCTCATCCACGGATTAACGTGTTGGTCGAATGAGGACCAGTCCCCGGCCAAGTACTTTGCCTTAGGATTAATAGCCATCGCCCGCTGCATGATGACATCTCTGTCCGTGACGTTCCACCACCCTGGATAGGAGGTTAAACCGGTATCTTTCCATGTAAGTCCTTTCATTACTAATTGGATTGGTGCTCCAACAGTTTTTGACAGCCAGACATGTCTTTTATCACCAGCCCAGATTGGTCTTATTGCTTTTATGTCACCTTGGTTATTTGGCTTAAGAGGATTAGGACCTCTTGCCACATTAACGCGTTGCTGGCAGACGTAGACAAGATCGCGAACGCACTTAGTCCAATCCAACGTCTCCTCGCATCTCGCGCGCCACTCGCGTGTATCGTTAGTTATACTTTCCCGAACGTGCCTATGCCAATCATCCTCTTTCGCACGTTTTGGTGATCCCATTGGGATATACCAATCCGATGTACATCCTGGGAACCCGGAGTAGGTCGACCCATCAAGATGTTTGTCATCACCCATCTGACTATCGGGTTTTACTTCGTCGATACTTAACGCATTTATGCTCTTAGCAGGCACCGCCCCTGCTAACCTTTGACACGCCTCATCCCAGGCGCTCCGATTCAAATCTTTAGGATATTTCCCCTTAGCGTCGAAGTCGTAGTAATTCGCTAATTTTGACGGAGCCCAAGAACTTTGAGGAGTAAACATACCAATAGGACCCATTTTGTCCAGGTTGTTTTCCTCATGTTCAGCAAGAAATTGTCTTGCGCCAAGGTCACTTGATACCTTGCTGAATGCAGATTGTGTGCCTATGCCAAATAACGATTTCATTTGGCGAGAAATCCACTGCCGAGGTTTACCCTCGAACCATTTTGTCCGAATGTCAACCTTATTACCCATCTCCAGTTGCCGCATTTTTCGGAATAACTTACGCCATCCCGGTTCGCCACCGTAATCGCCGTACTTCTGATTTAATCCGATAGCGATATCGACTGTATCTGCAGCGGGCTTGGTTGCTTCTTCAGCTGATTTGAAGACGGCACTCACCTTCTTCTGACCTGAACTAGTCTTCCGGTTGAGTGAGTTCCTAGGCGCTGTATCGGTCTTGTCAGTCACGTTTGACATTGAGAACCTCCTAGTACACTTCGTGTGTCTTGTGTTAATCACCAGGCGTGTAGCCTGTCTGGTATCATACGTCCACTACAACGCATTAACTGATCCAGTTTCGATCCACTCAACGAGTGGGTCTGCTTAAAGAATAAC